AGGATAATCGCTAAAGGCCTTTATTCAAGTATGACCGTTCGTCTCTACATAATACATGATTGGTGTTATGATCTTATCTACACCTTAGAAAAAGATGTATGTAACGACACCATCCGGTCATGGCGGACATAAAACGCCAAAGCGTATCAATATCCTCCTCGATCTGGACAACACCCTGATATGTTCACTAGCCAAACATGAAGAGAAGCCCATTTTCAAACCAAGGATGAAGCAATTCAGGTGGGAGAGCATGGAAGGCGTCTACAAGGTTTTCGAGCGCCCAGGTCTTCAGGAGTTCCTAGACTTCCTTTTTGAGAACTTCAACGTGAGTGTGTGGACAGCTGCTTCCAAGTCCTACGCCCTATTCATCATTGACGAGTTCATCCTCAAGGGGCATCCCGAGCGCAGACTCGATTATGTCCTCTTTTCGTACCACTGCAAGCGATCCAGGCGGCTCCAGGATACCCAGAAGGCGCTCAATATCCTGAAAGATGAGTTTGAGCTACTCAACTTTGACATGGATAGAACGTACATCATCGATGATCATCCTGAGGTGTATTCGGCCCAGCCCGACAACTGCATCAGCGTCAAGGCCTTCGAGTTCACGGAGCGCAAGTCCTGGGAAGACAATGAACTGGAGAATGACATACGCCCCAGACTGGAGGCCCTTCTTCAAAAAAATGTGTGAACACATAAAATATCTTGGAGATGTAAAAAAAATGACAACCGATGAACAGAAGATGACACACATCCTCTCATGTGTGTCTACCCATACCCCTAGCGAGATGCTTGACATGATCACAAATATGAAGTGGGAGGACTCTAGCAACATAGGCAAAGTCATGAACCATCCTACCTTTCCTAAGGAATTGTATGATGAGATAGATCGTATCAAGAAGAATGAAGATGCCAAGAAGTTTGATGAAGAGATGGCGAGGATTCGTGAAGAGTACATACGTCTGATATAGCGCAGAAATCTGTATCCCCGAAGGGATAGAGATTAAATGAAGAGTGAAATGATTGTCTACATACCTGCCCTCACGATGCCCGCATCCAACGTCACGAAGTCAACCACTGTTATAGCCTCCCACTCTTGACGCTTGCCGGACATGTCAATTTCAAAGGTGGTGTATTTTTCGGCTAGGCTATCCGCGTACTCGTGCAGATATGACGGGATGAGGTACTTACTCTCCGGAGGGATCACCCTGAGAAGCTGCTCATGAGGATGGGACGGCATCGTCTTCTGGAACCCGTAGGACACATGAGGGAAGTCCTTTATGTATTTCACGAAGGTGTCAGCGTGAAGGGTGTAATTGTAGGGGAAGAACCAGTTCCACGCCTTTGTGGCGTTGATGCCCCTGGTGTAATAGAGGTATACCCACTGGACCGTCTTCATAAAATCATGAGCACAGAACCTCTCTTTTCTCATCATCTCATGCAACCTCTCAAGCTTGTATTTGCGGTATTCTATTCTGTATTTGACGATGTCCCCTTCCCAGAGCTTGTTGGGGAACCTCTTGTTGTAGTCACCATCCTCCGCGCACTCATCATTGTGACGCGCTTCCATGATAGCCTGCTCTCTGTCTCTGACCAGAGTTAGGAGCCTGTAAATCTCGCCAATCTTGAGGAAGCCGTTGGTCTTGTTCACAAGAGGTCGTTTGTAGTTCTCGAAGAAGAAGTCCAGCGCCCCCATTTCGGGTGCACTTTCCTTGATCTCCAGAGACGGGATGGGCGGGAGGAAGTCGTTGCCGATGAAGCAGCTCCAAATGAGGAGGTCGTGTGCGTTCACGGGTAGGTCCTGTCTGACCCTGTTGATGTCGATGAAGTCGTAGTTGCGGCGCTCGTCCTCCCTCATGATGTAAACATGGATCTTGGGTAGCACGCAGCATAACAGGATTAGATCGGCGTCCATGCCCGCCACACAATACGTGCCTTCATCGTCGTCATTGCGTCTGATCCACTCCATCAGTTTGTGCTCTCCCTCGCCAGGAACCGAGTCGTCAGATATGATGACCGATACCTGGTTCTTAGATACGATCCACTCCCCCTTGTGGAGGTCTTGGGCCAGATCCCACATGAAATCGGTGCCGGCCGTGATGCAGGTTGAGTCGAACGCTCCAGCTGCCGATCTCTCTGCGCGTTCCTTGGCGGCTCTGAAGCGCCTCTGTCGCTGCTGGTTCTGCTTTGACATGGGAGCAACTCCGTCGATGGCTAGGTAGACTGTCTTCTGTGGGCAGGCAATGTCGACCAATCTGTTAACCTCTGACTTGACACACTCATACAGATCTTTGATTGATGGTCCAATCTTTGTCTGAGGTTTGGTCTTTTGAGCTTTTTGCCGTCGTCGTGGGATGATGACTCCTGTTTTTTTGGGGGCATATTTGCCGTATTTGTAAACACGCTGGGCCGCCTCATGAATAACACCGTTCATGTCGATCAGCAGGTGATCTACATCACCGGGGACCGACTGAGAGATGCTCTTCTTGAGGGCATCGTGTTTCCTGAACCAACTGTAGAAATGTTTAATACCCATTTCGTCTTTATTAGTATAGATATATGCATAGCCTAGAAATTCAAAAATAATAGCAGGTATGGTAACGACTTCATAAATGATAAGTATGACTAATACTTGACTAGTAGAAATTGATTTCTGGACAAGATTGCTTACATCAAAGGTAAAAATGGCAAACAATATCGAGTACAAGTATAGCGAGGCTCAAATCATGGCTGATTTGATGGAGTATATTAACCAGACATACTCTGGTCACTACAGTCAGAACAAATTTCAGGCAACCGAGTTCATCATCGACGCGGGGCACGGCGACGGGTTCTGTATAGGCAACATCATCAAGTATGCGCAACGCTACGGCTTGAAGAACGGCAAGAACAAAGCCGACCTCATGAAGATCATCCACTACGCCATCATATGTATGCACAAAAATCACTACAGAGACGACTCTACAAGTGGGGAAACGGAGGCGGAGTTCGGCGGTACCTTCGGTCGCTGATATATCAGTTAAACTGTTATAAAAATATGAGTCATTCAAAATGGATAACGGTATCTGGATCTTTATCGTAGTTGTCATCATCCTCGTAGGTGGGATCTGGCTCTATCAGACCTTAATTGAGGGATACGCTAACAGCGGCTTTCCTTACGCCCAACTCGGGGGAAGCTACAACACTCAGCTCTTCTCACCGTGCGTCTCCAAACGATGCGCTGGAGGCCCGTACATGTACACCTCAAACCCATACCTCCAGTCCCTCTGCCAGGGCGTCAGCAACGAGGAGCTATCGCAAGTCGCATGTGGGAAGGGGTTCCACGGCAGACCAGTCCACTTTGACTACTCAGGTCTCAGCGAGAGCATGAACGTAGGCCCACCGATCAACGTCAGCGCGCCCATCCCAACCCTGAGCAAGAACCTGGAGAAGTGCGGCAAGAACCTGCAATACGGAGCCTGGGGAAACGCACTCTGCAACACCCCCTCCACCACATCGTTGTGTGTCTTATAAATATCAACTATCATTTCATAACCTCTAGAGGTTATAAAACGCAATTTTTTGCATAAAGATCATGCGCTGCCTGCCGATTACCATTGAGCAAATTTGGCTCGTTGCTTCTTTTGCGTGCCGCAGTCAAAGTTTTCCTCTACCAGGTTGTTGTCTCGTAGCCATCTCTGTATATGCTTGCACAAGGTGATCCTGGGTTGTTTGATCCAATACAGGAACCTCCGCATCGCGTAAAGGTTCTGTACATCGTCAGGTAGTTTGTTGTGTTTGGCCTTCTCAACCTTTCGTTTCATATCGTCGTAGTCGGCAAGGCCTATGTTGTCCATGAAGTCTGGGGGCGGTTCTATCTTCATCTTGCGCACAACAATGTCCACTAGGGGCTTCTGGTCCCAGTCTGTGCAGCGCCGGCCTATAGTGATCTTCCTCAGGTCGCCCTCGGCCCGCATAGTCCTGATGTCTCGGAGACAAAACTCATCCAATTGAGGATTGTAAAGCCCGTAAAATCCGATAGGAGACTTGGTGAGCTCTGCCCTTTTCTTGGCGATGTGTCTGTCAACGACCTCTGGTTCTTGTTTATGACATTGGACCCACCTCATTCCCCCGGGTCCGCTGGCGTCAGACTCCATACACATGATACCCAGCGTCTCCCTGTAGAGCCACACAACCCATGTATCTTTGATCTTATCGTAGAAACCTTTGTAGAAGGTAAGTATCTTTTGCCTTGTGTCTTTGTTCTTCTCGAGGTCCATCACGTCAGCCTGTATGCAGCCCATGAGGATCTCGCGCTGTACAATCTCAGGGAGGTTAGATAGTATGGTCCTCATATGTTGTGGATATGTAAAGATATTCTCTACGAAGGTCGGTATTTCATCATTGTATAGCTGTTTGAGAATGTACTTGAATGGATCCCCGTTCTGGATGATGAGTTTCTTGGTGTAGTAGTCGGCCAGCTTGTCGTTGTTGGGGACACGCGCGTCTGACGATATGTACAGTATGTCGCCCTGGATCCTGAGGTAGGATGGATACCCGTATTTGTTGATGAACTGAACGTCCTTGTCTATGAACGTCTTGACTGCTTGCACCACCTCAAATCTGTCCAATTGAGGAAACATGTTGTAGATATCGTCGATACCAAGGTAGAAGTTGTTCTTGAAGTACTTCCTGACACCATCCTCTACGATATTAATGAGTGTATGGTACAAGTTGTAGGTAGATACGTCAGGAGTATGTCCTATCTGTACCTTGCATTGGTAGTCGCACGCCGCGTAGTCGCATTCCCTCATTCCATCATAGCCCGTGATCCTATTTCTGTCTATCGTGAGCGGGCAGTCGAAGGCGTTCACCTTGACGACGTGCTCAATCTGCTTCATGGATACGTCCTTCTTCTCTGATGTCTCGTACATGTCCAAATCTATGGATGGTGTGCCGCCGCCCGCGGGCATAGACACGAGCTGGTAGATCTGAACCTTGAGGTCCTTATCCCCGCGCGCGATGAGGGCGTTGTGGGAGCCCAGGCGCCATCCTCTCGCGATGACCTGGGCCGTCTCTGAGTAATTCCAGTGAGGAGTGAAGATGAACTCCTTCCTGATGTTCTTGAACGTGAAGCCCTCGCTGATGATCTTGCTGCCGATGATGACCGATATGTACTCCCCGTCTATGTTGTCGTCTTTGTTGAACCTGTTGATGAGCTGTTGCACTCTTTTCTGGCTGGTCGTCTGGTGTGTGAGTAGAGCGTATCTACGGCCCTTGCTGCGCTCATCCCCTTTGGCTTGCGTGAACCCGAACTGTTCCAATATCTTTGCGAACAGGATGCACCCACTTCCGTTCACGTACTCACAATACACGAGCGCCTTCGCCTTCGGTTCGTCGAGGATGATCTTGATGGTCTCAGCGAATTTGCTACTAAACCGTGTTAGATTACCCAGGTTATGGTCGATGGCTTTGACCAGTTCACTTGAGAGGGTGTACGTGGTCGTTTTAGCAGGCTCTTGCTTCTTCGGGCGTCCTAGCGTTGTACGGGCTTCCCCCCTTCTTTTTACAATGTATTTATTGAAGCCGTCTGTCCCGTACGACCCATTTGGGAACACAAACAGGGAAGATTGACGTGAGTTGATGAAGATACTCTTATCGGTCTTGTCCCTCTCGTACGCCTCAGCATATGCCCGACTCTGGAAGTCGCTCATTGTACCTGGGTATACGATAAAGTGCTGTAGATCACCCACTCTCCTACCCTCAAAGACCTTCTTTACGTCCGACGTCATAGCCTTGAGGTACGAGATGCGACCTTTGGTCTTGACCGCCATCTCTTGTACCATATCGGCCTTGATAGTACCGTCGGGGTTGAAGTAGATCTTTGTAAAGTCCTTGTCTACAGGGAACTGTTTGTCCAGAGGTAGGATTAGGTTCATGACGCTGGCAAACTCGGCCGGGTCGTCCTTCATGACCGTACCGGACATGAGTAGTATCTTGGACTCTTTCACTATGTGGAAAAGTCTGTGAAACTGTTTGTAGATGTCAAGCGGCTCGGTTAGCCCTGCTGCCCTCTTATTGATCAGGAAGTTCCTCACATCGTTCTCCTTACGCACTACCTCATCCTTTTCCCTGAGGTTGTGTACCTCGTCAATAACGAAGATGGTGTTGCTGTACCTCTGCGCCAGCGTCTCGTCCGGGGTCTTGGCGATCTCCTTGGCAAAGGTCTCGAACGTGTTGAAGTGATAGAAGGCGGATGTGAGTTTACGGGTTCTGTGGATGCGCTCTAGGTCGGACAGTTTGTCGTAATTGTCAGGTATGTAGCGACCGTCTGTGCATGAGAAGAGGAGCTCTTGTGAGAAGTTGTTGAGAAGGCCTACCCCCTTGGCACATACGACGGCACCGTTGATGTACCTGTTCTTCTCATAGCGCAGCTGCTCGATGGCCGCTATCGCCGTGCAGGTCTTACCTGTTCCCATCTCGTGAAAGAGGAGCAGCTCGTTGTATGGAGTCACGGATGACATGAATCGTGCGATGATCTTTTGGTGGTTGTACTGTTCCCCGGTTCCTTTGGTCGCAAGTTTCTCATATTTGGGAAGTTTTAAGGACCCAAACTCCTTCTTGGTCACAATGGCGTCGCCAAATTCTTGACCTTGGTATGGGTTGAGGAGGGGGTCTTCAAACTTGACGATATTAGGGTACTTGGGAAAGAAATTTTCAATCTCCATAGTATATTTTTAGTAAGACAATAAGTATATTCATCCAACCTTCTCAACACCATACTATAACATGACTCAAAAATATCATCGTGCGGCCGAGCGACGGAAGGCGGGGCTAGCGACCTAGTATCCTACATGCAGTTACAGATGATTGATTCGTTTCGTAACCCCTAGGGGTTATAAATTCCAATCGTATCTGTGGAGCTGCGGGGCGGAGCCCCGCCCTGCGACCTTACCGAGCTCCGCTCGGCCGGCGGCGGAGCCGCTCGGTCGCTCGGTACCTCCGGTCGCTATAGCTCCAGAACGTGATCAAACACTCCTGTAGTCGTTTGATGAGCAATACATATTACATTTCCTCTGAAGTTGGCTTTGATCGTATCGATGACCTGACCCGTCGACTCCTGATCAAGCGATGCCACGCACTCATCAAGTAACAACAACTTGACATTGTTGATCTCGGCCAGCGCAATCGTGAACGCCAGGATCACGCGCGCCAGCTCACCTCCGGACAAGTTCTGAAAATCGCTGTCATGCCCATTCTGCGACACCTCTACATTCAGTTTGACCCCGTCAAAGACCAACTTCACATTCATATCATCGAGGAAGCTGTCCAGGTACATCTGAGCGTGTAGGTTGATCTCCTCAATCACATCCGTCACCGCCATCTTCTCCGCAGTCTTGATGATCTCCTGAAGCTTGATAGCTCTGGGATAGCTCTTGTTCAGGGATGCCTCCGTCTCGAGTAACTCCGTCACCTTGTTCCAATACCTCATAGACTGAGCAGACTTCTTCCTCAGGGTCAACCTCTTGATCAGATCAGAAGCGACGCCTATGCGCCCAGACAACTCATCGGGATCATGCTTGATGACTATTCCAGCCAACGTGTCCTCCTTCTCCTGCCTCTCGTAGATGGTCTTCTTCTTCTTTCGGAGGGCTGCCTCTGTCGTGTCGTCGTAGTCGGGATGATCAACCTTCAGAGACAAGCATAGGGTCTTCTGCTTGGTATACATCTCGTCAGCGCTCTTCATCCTGAATAGGCTCTCGAGCTGATCTTGTGCATTGTCTAACTCTGGATACTCGGCCCTCAGTTTCTCAAGCTCTACAAGCTTCTTCTCCAACTCCTCCACGCGCAGCTTAGCCTTCATACGTCGCTCTTCCAACCTCTTGGCCTCCTCAGTAGTAAGCGATTCCTTGCGCTGCTGCTCGCCTACTGTAGATCTCTCAGGGATGATGAGCTTGTTGCACCACATGGCCACCTCCGTATCACATGATGGGCAGATCATGTGCACCATCGAGTCTGCGATCTGCTTGCTCAGTTTTTCGATTTTGGCCCTACAGCTCTTGAGCCCACTCACCTCCGTTTCCAGGTCTATCATAGTCTTCATGTCCTGGATCATACCCTTCATCTCGTCTTTGGACATGCCGCTCGGTTGATTGAGCTTCTTGAGTCTGGCCTTCTCCCGCTGGTAGCGCTCCCACCCCTGTCTGTGCGTGCTGATCCGTTGCAGCTCGTCCTCGAGGTCATCAATATTCTCTTCAATCTCGGGCATCTTGGCCAACTGACGGGTCACGTCGGCCTTCATCTTGATGAGGTGTTCCGTCTCACTGAGTTTGGTTTTGAACGAGTCTATGTCGTGCTCCTGCTTCGAGATCTGATCTTCGTATTCGTCTTCGTCCAACAGGTCATGTCCCTCACAGTCGGTCTTGTCTATCTTGAGGTCTTTAAGCATCTTCTCGGTGGTCTCGCGCTGGCGGGCGGTGAGCATCATCTCGTTCTTCCTACTCTTCACAAGGTCCTTACAGTTGCTGATGAGTTGGTCCACGTTCTCGCCCCCAAAGGCCATCTGCTCAATGTAGCGTATCTTATCCAGGGGGGTCATGAGGATGAACGACTTGCTGCTGTCCGTGCGCTGGGACATGTAACCCATGTGGTATTGGGGGAACATGTCGTCGATGATCGCCTGACCCTCCTTGTCTTCAAAAGTCTTACCGCTCTCTTTGACAGTTACGCGGAGACGATTGGGTCGCTTGTTCCTGATGATAGTGATGTGTTCACCAGATGAGTCACTGATGACGAGGGTGACGCTGCACGAGGTCTTGTCGTATGTGGGCAACTTCTTGCCCTCGCCGTTGATGGCGAACATGATCGCCATGAAGATAGTGGTCTTACCTTGACCGGATTTACCAGATATGAGGGATAGGGGCTGGTCAAATTTGAACTCAGCCTCGGTGAACTTCCTGAAGTTCTTAAGTGTAAGTGTAAGTGTCAACATACTTTTACTCTGAAACATCTCAGTTAAGTTGTTAAATCAACTTATCGACAAGGGGGTTGCCCTAAAATGTTCAAAGCCGTGACAAAGTATACCGGACGCTTCAAGTCCCTATTTGAGGTGATCTTCCAGAACATGACCACCGCCGACTTCACAATCGACAAGACAGGTATGTTCTTAGAGCAGCTCACCACTCAAAACCTCCTCATCTCGGTGTTCCTGCCCGCTGAGAATTTTGAGGAGTACGTCTTTGATGAAGACGAACCAATTCATGTTGGTCTGGGTCAGCACATCAACAAGGAGTTCTTCAAGTCGGTCAAGAACAAGGACATCATCACCATGTCCATCACAAAGCAACACGTCTTCGACTTCGAGAAGAGGATAGAGGCCAACGACTCAGTGCAGACGCTCTCTGTGAGCATCGAGGACACGCAGAACATCACCCCCATCGAGCACGACACCTTCGAGACCAAGCCTGTACTCATCGCCCATAACATCTACACAGACTGGTGCAAGTCCATCTCTAACACTACCACCATTGACGTAACCAAGAACATGGGTCAGATCCAGTTCCTCTTCGAGACGGGTCGATCTCAAAAGACGCTCAAGTCTGGTAAGGAGGACAAGAACGATATGGATCTTGTTCACCAGCAGTACTACTCAGAGCAGTTTACCAGGATTAGCAAAATGAGCTCGTTCGTGTCGGAACCCATCGAGATCAGGCTCGAGTGCGACAAGCCCCTCTACTTCTTCTGCAAGAGTCCCATCGGCACCATGAAGATCTTCATGTATATGCGGTCTCAGGACGAGTGATAACGTTGTATTATTTGCGAGACGCATCATAAGTGATGCGTCTGTTTGGACGAAAACTACGAAAACAGATGCGTCACTAGTGACGCATCTGTTTTCGCACAGGTAGGATACGAAATTACGAGCGGTTGCCGACCGCAAGCTCAGGATGATCATCTCATCACCCTCACATAGAGACTTATGCTGCTTGGTTGTGGAACAAAATGAGTGGAAAGACACAGTACTGTTACATCAAAGCAGACCCAGATCATCAAGACCTCGAAGACATCTTCAAAGGCAAGTACATCGAGAACCGCAAGGAGTGGAGATTTGAGAAGAGCCAAGAAGATGAGGTTACCCGATTCCTATACTGCTCTTCAAGCGAGAGTGAGGAGGGGCTACAGGACAAGTTCGCCCGAAGCGATAGTGAGGACGAAGACCTTGAAGGATCCCAGATATCTGATAAGGTGAAGGAGCTGCTCGCCGTGAAGCGTCGCCAGCGTGATAGACTACACAGGGCAAACTCGTTCAACGCATCTGATGACTCTGATGAGGAGCACGAGAGTATTGACGGACGGTACAGACGCTCGCGACCCACCCGTCAGAAGATCACCGCCGATGTAGGCAAACTGAAGAAGGAGGTAGAGAAGATGCAGGTTGATGAGAACAAGACCGTTAAGAAGTAGATGAGTTGGAATGTACTGCCTAAACAACAATTTATGGATGATTGATTCGTAACCCCTAGGGGGTTATGAAGTAGTGTTTAAAGTTTAAAGTAGTGTTTAAAGTTTAAAGTAGTGTTTAAGTAATCATCTCTCCCATACCTTTGACCAAATCGTCGATTGTGCCTTGTTGCTTCAATTGGAAGTGGTCAACGTATTCAGGATACAAGTACGTCAGCTGCTCTAGGGCTACGTAGTACTCGTAGATCTGTGTGGATCGCTTAGTCTTGAGTTTGTGGACCATTCGTTTGGACCCCATGATGATCCACTGGTTCCTGAGCACATTCGTTGAGAGATGAGCAGCTTCCTCGACAAGCTCCGGGTAGTCCTTGAATGTGGGATCGTTATGCTTGATCTGTTTGAAGTCGATGTTTTGGGCTTTGAGGAGTTGTAGAAATGTAGCTTTGTTGTCACGTTCTTGCTTACATTCGTATCCTAACCATTCCATAGTGGCCTTGGTAATGCATATCTTTTTAGATGTACACATCTCGGCCATGACCTTACCCATGTTCTCTGTTTCTTCAAAGATCCTATCCCTCAGTTCAATAAAAGAAAGTAGCTCATCACAGTCATTGGTCACTTCGAGGATGAGATCTAAAGTTATGTCCGGCATCTCATGCTCAAATACAACCCTTCTAACCTTGCTCTTACTTCCAACCTTGTCAGGAATGACGACCTCCGACTTGGAATGAACTGTATTGAGGCTTCCATAGTCTTGAATGTAGGATATTTCCAACTTCTGTAGCTTTTCGATAGTTACATCGCGTTCGGTGTGTAGACATGTGACGAAGAAGTTGTCACAGCCATGCGAGCCATGTATTTGTGGAAGGTGCATTGAGGAGTCTTTTTGGCAGACCTAACATGTTGCTTGAATCGGTCTTCAACAGGTTTGACAGTAGACCCTATGTACACATGTGTATCAAGGGTGTTTTCGATTGCATAGATGTATCCTTCTGGGTACGTATTCATGGTTTACTTACAGTCTTACATCTTGACCACTGTATCTGTTGTTCCCCATTTTGTATCCTACCAGTGCGAAAACAGATGCGTCACTTATGAGATTGATCCTGTATATGTTCCTCAATTTCGCAATTGTTCGTATCCATAACCTCTAGAGGTTATAGACTTCATCGTTAATTAACACTACACTACTCAAAGTCCTCTAATAAAACCATCTTAACATTCAAAGACTTAGCCTTGGTCATCTTACCCGTCTCCTTCTCAAATGATTTACACACCAATATCTCACACTCTTTGGTAACTGACGATAAGACCTGGTACTTCTTTTCCAACTTCTTATCCCTGAAGCCTGATAAACAGATCTTGACTTTTGGTGCTTTACTTCTAGCCTCCTGTGTAAGATTACTTGATGGTCCTGCCGAGCTTGCGGGCGTGACTATATTCTCAACACCCTCCAATTGTAACCCGTTGTCTACACACGTTTTCAGGAACGTCGTCATCTCTGGGAAACACTGGACCACTTTCTCAGCCATCTTCTTTCCAAACCCGTCCATCTTGCACACATCTTCCACAGTTGGTACAGTGTCCCAATTCCCAGACCTGAGTGTAGGCAGACAGAACAAGCTCTCGACTCGTTTAGCTCCGAGCCCAAACCCAAGCACTCCAGCAGCCCCAACAATCACAGATACCTTGACTGATCTACTTTTCAGATCATCCATACTGGCCATAATGCGGTCAGCCGATTTGTCTTTGAAGGTAGGTTGTAGTTCGTCCTTTGAGCAGTTTAGCATCTTCGGGAACGTGTTCAGCCCGCACTCCCTATACATTTTCTCAACTGTCTTCGTGTTCACGTGTTTGACCTCCAGCTTTGAGAAGATGTTGGTCAGGGTCTTGATCTCTACAACGGTGTCTACATCTCCTTCAGCCTTCAGATCCACCCCTTCCCATGTTGTGCTGGGCAATGTCACGCTGTCGCTGGGCTCCACAACTGAGACAATATACGGGATCACGTCTCCTGACCTCACGCACATGATCTGAGCTCCTGGACCTATCTTGTTGTCTGAGATGTACTTGGCATTGTGGCCGCTACATTTCTGAATCGTGACGCCTGAGAGTTGGACAGGTTCTATGTGCACGACAGGCTTGAGCAGGCCCCAACGACTGACGTCCCAAATGACAGAGGTCACCGTTGATATGGCCGTCTCCGTCCCTGTCTCTTTCTTGAAGGCGATTGAGTACTTGGGGTTGCCGCTCGTGTTTCGTGTGTACATCCTATCCTCAGACACGACCAGACCATCCATCGCAAAGTCACAGTCCGCCGTCCAATCGTCCAGGAGCTTCGTGAGCGACTCGACGCTTACGTCGGGGCGTTTCATCTCAATCCAGGGTAACAGGGATGATCTCTGAAGCTGGTCAGACATAGGGCATTGAGACGACATCCCTGAGATGATGACTTCATATGGGATGAAGTAGATGTCCGCGATGATGTCCTTGTTGATCGTCTTCTTACCAAATTGACCAGAAACGAGATTGCGTGGGTTCTTGAATCCTGCTTTGTACTTGCGCTCAAAGATCTCATTTGCCATGATCAGTTCTCCTCTAACGAACGCAGTTAGGGGTATGTCTTCTGGGACTGCGTCTATGAGATTGAGTGTATTCTTGGCTACCGTCTGAGCCTTCTTAAGGTCGAGATGTTTGATAAATCTGCTGATATCGCACCCTGTCTCCCCGTTGCCTCGTGTATAGAGTTTGTTGTTGTCGGGGTCGTAGAGCGCGCTGATACCGTCAAGCTTGGCGCTGATGACGAACTTGTCTGTACAAGTCTTGTCTAGCCACGCGTCCAAGGTCTTCTCGTAACGCTTCTTGTCGAGCGATCCCATCCAGATGGGCAGTTTGGCGTTCTGACCCGGTGTCACTTCCAGTTCATGATGAGTTGATACGTCGCCAAATGTGGCGTCATACACCTCGTCACTCATGATGGGGCTACCGGCTTGGTAGGCCTTATCCGCTTTACGTTGGAGTTGTTTACGATCCATTTTTGTCTCTTCTCAGTATACCATAAATGCCAAATTTCAAATAGTTCAATGCCTGCTCTGTTACCCCTAAGGATAATAGAAAAGATGTTGATAGTTGGTTGTTACTGGTTGTTACTGGTTGTTACTGGTTGTTAGGGTACTGTACCCTGAGAACAATTTCTGGCGATCCAGCAATCTGTTTCGTGGCTAGCCATGAAACAACAATCATCTGTAGAACAATTTCTGACGACGACCAGCAATCGTTTAGTAACAACAGAGACCGCGCACTGTTTTACAACTCATACACGATAGGCATGAGTTGGAAGAGCGCCCTTATCTGAACCTTGGGATTTGGCTCAAGAGGTGAGAGGTTATCATCGAGCACCGTCTCAAACGTGTCACCATTGGGCATGCCGACCCTGAACTTGAAATTGGTGTCCAACCTGAACCTGACGGTCTGGGTCATGTCGTCTCCGTCCATGACTATGTAGTCGGATTGGTCAATATCGTCGATGTTGGTGATGCTGGCCGTGAACAGAGCACGCACAGCGTTGGGGTTGTTTGAGAAGATGATGCTGTTGTTGGGGTTGTCAATGCTGGCCAACTCAACGTAGACGTAGTTGTGGTACGCCGTCTTGCCGCCTCCATGCACCTTCAGGATCCTGTTTGGTAAAACCAACCTATTGAGACGAATCGAGTACGTCGGTATCTCCTGTTGCAGAGTGGCTCTGAATGGGAACGGATACATGTTATCATAACTGAACTGCAACAGCTCGACTGTGGAGCCGAGTGTGTTGGATGTGAAGGGTGGTGAGACAGTAGCAGTAAGGGTACCCCCATCATATGCGATGATTCGTCTTTGTTCTTGAGGTGGTGTAGGGTTATTGGCGTATACGGTCCTGGGTGTCCTAATGAACCAACCGTTGTAGAGGTTGTCTACCGCGTCGGCACCGGCTCCAAAAACGACTAGAGTTGAGGTAGATCCCGCTCCGGCTAACGAAACAAGGACTGGAGGTTGCTTTCTTATAGAGTAGTTATGAGTGGATAGCCAACCAACAACAGGTATTGTGGCATTTACTGTCAGGAGCCCTGTTATATTGTTGTATGAGTTGATTGTTCTGAATTGGTTCAACGTCTCGTTGTAGAGGAGGCAGCCTATGTAGGCACTGGGCTCATCGGTACCCATGGGTACGAATAAGAGAGGATTTGAGGTGTCGGTCAGATCAGTGGGGTCTAGGATGCTGAATGTGTTGCCTACCGCTACCGTGACTGCGTTGTCCAGCGTCACTTGTCCTCGGTCACTACCGAGGTATTCGTATGACGTGACCTTCGCGTATTGGGTGGGGTCTGTGATGCTGCGCCATGTCGCGCCTCTGTAGTAGTTAGGTGATTGTTGGAGTGCGCCGGCTGCTGTTGTGAAGGTGATGATCTGGTTTGAGGTTGCGTTGCCGACGCCCACATTAGTTATGATGCCTTGGACGTTGTTAGTTCCTAGGGCCGTCGCATTGAAGAGGAATGAGGTCCACGCAATAGGAGGGCTCGCCAGGACCACAGGGTCGTCAGCATTCATGGCTGATTTGCGACCAGATATGGAAACGAGGACCTCAAATTCAGCCGGGTTAGGCCATATGTTGCGGTTACGATACATTGAGTAGATATCGAGATAGCTTGCCATGTTTTAAGTTACCAACACAATCATAAGTATACAGGTAATTTATAACCCCTGGGGGTTATGAATTTATATGAATTTGCGTCAATCAATCATCAAACCTACTAACAATAGACCTAGTTAATGTTTAGTTAATGTT